ACTTCGCCCCGCCGCGGAAGGCACCTAAAATAATTTTTCCCATTTCCCACAAAAGCACCCATGTTCAATGCTTGAACTTCTGTGGCAGCTTTTTTTATTTTCGCGCTTCGCATTTTTTTTATTTTTGCTTCGCTTTTTTTTATTTTCGCTTCGCCATCCGTGCCGGAGGCCAACCGGCCCGCGCGCGTTTTTCGCTTCGCATTGCGTTCTCGATTTTCGCAATGCGCGCATACTTCGTATTCTAAAGGATTTGCGTGCTCTAAGCGTGTGGAAAAATGCTTGACACTTCGTTGCGAGAATGCTATGCTGTAAGCAGTAGGAGGTAGTGTACCTATGGTAATAGAAGGATACAATTCAGAGCGGTGCATTTTATGCGGAGTTCCCCTTATTCAAAAAGCCGCGGTTTACAGTTATATGTCCGCCGGACAAAACTTGATTGCCTGTGGCATGCATAGCAAAAACGATTTCTGGAAGAAGGCGTATGCTATTGCCCGTGGTGATAAGGAAAATGGCGCACCGGCTCCTTCTAAAGAACCACAGCCAGAGGAGAAGAGGGAAGAGCCACTTATTCCAATGGAGATTGCTCCTAGTAGTGGATCAGTCATAGAGGGCTTCAGAAGAAAGTTGAAGGAAAAACTTGACGCCAAAAGTCAAAATTAAAGTCGAGCAGATTGCTCGGATGCGCGTCCATGGCATGAAGGACGAGCACATATGTCAGCAGCTTGGGCTTAGCAGGGGAGGGCTATCTCGCATCCTGGCCCTGCCAGAATACAAAGACGCAGAGGACGCCGTCCTACAAGGTGCAATTAGTAAAATGGACGAAGCCATGGCTGGCAAGGTCGGTGAGATGCGTGATTACTTCCGCACCGCTGTCCCTGCCGCCATGCGTGCGATGGTAGAGGCAGTTACGCAAAAACGTGATCGTCGTCTCCAGATGGACGCCGCTAAGGAAATTCTTGATCGTGATCCAGATGCAGTTTTCGTAAAGCGCAAGCCGGATCAGCAGTCTGGTGCTTTGCAGGATCTTCCTGATAAGCTCATGGCTAATACACTGGCCGAAGGCGATCAGATTTCTGTAGGCTTGAAGACTCCGATTAAGGGGATACAGTAAGATGGGATTAAAAAAGGCTTTACTAAAGGGCGGTGTGGGCGCTGCGGTAGGATTTGCTACTGGCGGACCCGCGGGAGCTGCCGCCGGTGGTGCGAAGGGGTTACTGAGTGGAGCCTCTGGTGATTCCTCTGGTGCACCTGGGGTTGCCATTCCCGCAACCGCTCCTCGCATAGTGGATGTCGGCCCCAAGCTCCCCGGTACTGCACACTCTTTGGAAGAGCGACGCTCGATGAATAGGGAGCGGTTGCGGCGTTCTTATAATTATCCAGTGTGATCCCGTGAAAAATTGGAGCTATGCAAGAGATTTGCCTTGTGGGTGGGGGCCTTTTGAGTACCGATCCACTCGGCACAAGAGGTTTTATGTGGTGGTATTGGGTGTGAATTTCTATCTTTTTGGGATTAGGTTGTATTTTTATGCCAATATTGGTGGCGGTTTTATACCGAAGTTTAGATCTGGGTGTCTTGAATTAGCTTTTTGGAGGGTTAGTGGCGGAAAAAGTAAGTCATGGCTCTCGTTTGATTTGTTGCCATCTTTCTTAACTTATTCGATTTAAGGTGTAAACAATGGCCGTCAGGCCTGATCTTCGACAAAACATGGCTGATGTCCTTGGAGGACAAGGCAAAAGCTCCCCTGCCGGGGCTGTAGGCACAATTCCGTTTACTCCCCCGGAGGGGATCGCCGGTGCGTCTCCGACTAATCCTCGTGGCTTTAATCCAACTTCGTTTGGTACTATTGAAGATAGCCGAAATGCGCGTCGTTCTAATTTTGGTAGAATTCATGGCTGAGTCTGTTTCGTTATGGACCGTTCACTCATTGCCGAAAAACTGAATATGTCCTGGAGGAATACATCCCCTCCAACGCTAGTCAAGGTATGTATGCTTTGTAACAAAACAATGATGTTGCGGCCTAGGCTCAGCCTCCAGCTCTGTGAGGAAAAATGTCAATAACAGAGGTTAGTGGACCCAAAATAAGCATCCGTAAGTCCGATGTCAAGAAGTGCCTTAGTGTGGTTAATCGCGCCATTTCATTCCATAGAAACAGAGATTTTATGAGTGCGGATCTCCGCATGGCAGAAAGAGTGCTATTCTCACCACTGACCTTGGAGTTGTCGGAGATAAAAGCCATCCTTGCATCCTGGTTGGATGAAGAGGAAACCGTCAAATAATGGAAACAGCAATAACCTTCCAACCTCGACCAACTACTGGCTTGCCCAGAGACGAAGCATTACGGGTGGTTCGTCTCAATTGTTTGGGTAGTTTATATTATTTCATTAAGATAGGCCTTCGGCGCAAACGCCTAACTATGTCTCTCCACCTCCCCATCTGTGTCGCCCTCGAAAAACGCTTCATTAAAGATGTCTGGGAATTACCCAGAGATCACTTCAAGTCAACGATTTGCTCTGAAGGCCTACCTGTTTGGTGGTCTTTATATGTCACTAAGCAAGACCAAGACGAATTTTCTAAGTGGGGTTATCCAGATGAGTTCATCAGGTGGATGATGGATATCCATAACCCTGACATTCGCATTCTTTTGGTTAGTGAGAATTTGACAAACGCCTCGAAGTTGGGTTATAGGATTAAATACCATTTTGAAAGCAACGCTGTTTACAGGGCTTTGTTTCCTGAGACATTACCGGATGCGTCTTGTACCTGGTCTAACATTAGTCTGCACATTAGGAGACCCCCAGGCGGCACTGGAGCAGGTCATGGAGAAGGAACCTTTGATTTTCTCGGTGTTGGTGGCGCTTTACAGTCTCGGCATTACCATAGGGTTGTTCAAGACGATCTTATCGGACGAAAGGCCATCGAGTCCCAAACTGTGATGGATAAAAGCATTGAGTACCATAAACTGCTCATTGGTGCCTTTGAAACAGAGGATAAGGATCACGAAGAGAGTGAGCTTATTGTCGGAAATAGATGGTCTTATCACGATTTGAATTCTCATATGAGAGAGAATGAGTCTTGGTTTGAGTTGCATTCCCATAGCGCTTTAGGTGGTTGTTGTGCCCTCCATGCTCCGGATACGCCGGTGTTTCCAGAGGAATTTTCCTACAATAAGTTGATGCGCATCCGAGAAAGGCTCGGTGGGTATCATTTTTCATGCCAGTTTCTGAATAATCCCTCCGCCCCGGAAGATGCCGACTTCAAAGAAGAGTGGCTTAATAAATATAAGCTAGCAGTTGATGGTGATGGTAGGGCAGTAATTGCTCACATTGTTAAAAATGGAACCGTCAAGAAGGACCTTCGGTATGGACACTTCAACATTTGTATGGTCAGCGATCCCAATCACTCTGGGAACGCCGCTAGCGGAAGGTGTAGGCACTCGATTGTCGTTCTCGGAATGTCACCGGATGGGCACTATTATTTATTGGACTGTTGGGCCTCCCGTTCCAGTTATGATACGTATATAGGCAAAATATTTGATATGGCCAAGAAGTGGCGTCTTAATCGGTTCGGTCTTGAGACAATAGCTGCACAGAGGTATCTTGCTTACCATATTCAGTATCGGAATCGTATGGAGGGTAGAACCCTTCGTATAATCGAGCTGAAAGGTGAAGTAGAGGCCCCAGATGGGACGATAACTCGTAACAAAGAGTGGCGAATTCGCAACGTTCTGTCTCCGATATTTGAAAGTGGTGCCTTTTGGTGTCAGGATCGCCACCAGGATTTTATTGGTGAGTACACAACGTTCCCAAAAGGGAAATATTGTGATATTCTTGATGCCATGGCTTACGCTCCTCAGATGCTTAAAGCTCCATTAAACCATAAAGAATTCATGGAGTCTTTAGAAATAAATAGGAAACAGAGTGAGTTGGTAGGACAGGCATATTCAGTTTTGCCGAATTAGAGGATACAAATGGACAAAGAGCAGATTGCCTGCGTCGCATATGAGACAAACAGAGCTTACTGCCAGTCTATAGGGGACAATTCGCAACCAGTTTGGAGAAATGCCGCAGATTGGCAGAGACAGTCGGTTCTAAATGGTGTAGAGTTCCACCTGTCGAGCCATGCAAGAGGAGTTACTCCATCACCTTCAGATAGCCATAATAATTGGCTCGAAGAGAAGCGCCTGGCTGGGTGGAAATATGGTCCGGTTAGGAACCCAGGTAAAAATGAGCACCCGTGCTTAGTTCCGTTTGAGCAATTACCTTTTGAACAAAGGTTGAAGGACTATTTGTTTACGTCCATAGTCCGGGCCTTTGTGGAGTTAGTGGAATAATGCCGGAAAAATGGCACAGATGCGTAGAGTCAGTTAAGCGCCAGCAGTCTCGGTCGGACCGTAAGAAGGCGAATCCCTATGCTGTCTGCGCAAAATCAACTGGGCAGAGTGGCGGTAAGGGTCACGGAAAGAAAAAGGGGTAGGTAAGTATAGTGGGACTACTCAGCGTTATTTCTGGACTTCTGAAACCAGTATCTGAGCTGGTTGATGCGGTACATACCTCGAAAGAGGAGATACTGGAAAAGAAGGCTAAATTCTTGTCCATACAAGGGGAAATTCTTGCTAAGGCGGCGGAGTATGAAGGAAAGCTCCTGGAGTCCCAGTCGAATATTATAATGGCTGAGACCAAAGGGGACGGATGGCTTCAGAAGAGTTGGCGTCCCGTCGTGATGCTCGTTTTCACAGCCATGGTCGTATCTGATGGCTATGGCTGGTTAACTAATCCCCTTTCACCAAAGGCTTGGGGACTTCTACAACTTGGATTGGGCGGTTATGTCATTGGGAGATCGGCCGAGAAGATTGTACCCAAGGTTTTAAGTGTCTTAAAGAAGTAACTGGAGTTTTTAGTGGCTATCAATCCTATCAAAATTCAGTTGAAGGCAGATGGTGAACGTAGGCTGAAAAACCATCTCCGCAACAGAATTTTGGCCCTTAGACACGGATTACGGGACATTCACGAAACTCGTTTAGTTAAGTGGAGAAAAGCCTACGAAGCTGTGCCAGCCGAGAAAGTCCGTGAATTTCCGTTTCATAATGCAAGTAATGTGGTGGTTCCTATTATAGGAATCCATTCAGATACTCTACTATCCAGGATAATGGCAGCCATTTGGAAAACGAGACCTATTTGGTATGCTAGAGTTTCTGGTAACCACGGTGGTGAGGCTGAGAAGCCTCGGGTGGCTCTTGAAGAGTTTATGAATTATGAGGCCATGGAGCCAGAGGAGCTTGATCTTTATAGGGTCGAGCGGGAGTGGTTTGGGGAGGCCATCAAGTACGGTACTTCTACCATTAAGGTTCCTTGGGAGACATTGTGGGAAAGCGAAGTCTCCGATGCTGGTGATGGATCTGGCCGGGTGAATTTTAGTAAGGTCATGCAGTACGATGGTCCTCGACCGGAGAAAATAGCCTTTGAGGATTTTTGGGTTCCTCCAGCTATTAAGACCTTGGATAAGGCAGACATAAAGATTCATCGCCGCCGTATGCAGATGTTCGAGCTTGAGGAGCGTCGATTTGTGCAGGCGTATGATGCTTCTAAGGTTGATAGGATTCTAAAGTTTCCTGATAGAACGTCACCTATTCATGTACAGCAGCAGCTTGAGGAAGATACCGGTGCCAGGACATCTTCATCTTATGGCTATAAAGAATGGGACATTTATGAGTGCTGGCTTAGATATAGAACACAAGGAAATATAGTCAGAATAATTGTAACATATCATTTCCTTAGTGATACTATACTCAGGGCGCATTATAATTATTATCCTAACACCATAGAACCATTCGAGACGGCTAGATTATTCTACCGGGATGATATGTTCTATGGTTACGGCTTCGCTGAGATGTTGGGCATGTTGCAGGAAGAAATATCCCAGATTCATAACCAGCGTCGGGATAACTCGACGGTAGCAAATACTAAGGTCTGGCGAGTTTCTCCTGACTCTAAGTTACATAAAGGGTATCGAATTTATCCCTCCGCTATGTTACCTGCTGAGAAGGATGAGATAGAACCCCTTCAGCACGGTGAAATATCTAGGGTAACAATAGAAGAAGAACGTCTTTCCATGGATTTGGCTGAGCGTCGTAGTGGTGTATCGTCTTCATCCCAAGGCTACGGAGCCGGTGTGATGCATGGCCGTCGTGGCGTTTATACCGCTATGGGAACCATGGCGCTTTTACAGGAGGGTAACAACCGTACAGATTTGAATATATCTGATATGAGATATTCTCATACTAGATTGGGAAGGATTATAACTAAGGAGTTTGCTGCATTTGGTCTTGGTGGTAGGCCTCTCCTATTCGGTGAGATGTCTGAGGATATATTGGCAGCTTTTGAAGCTGTTAAGAATGGAACTATCGGGCTTCCTATTTATTCATCCACTGCTAGCATTAACCGAGAGGTCGAGAAGCAAAATGACATAATGCTGACCTCAGTATTAAACCGTCATTATGGTACGATTACAGAGATGTTGAGTCAAATGAATAATCCTCAGCTTCCTGAAGAGGCTAGGGAATATGTCAAAAAGGCTGTTACAGCCGCAGATAATCTTATGAGGGAAGTCATGCGGCATTTCGGCTACAATGAAGTTGATAGGTTTGTGCCGGAGGTGCCTAGTGGTCAGGCTGGAAATTCTCCTAAAGAATTACAAGGCGGTCCTCGGTTGGTTGAGGCACCCGGAGGCCAAACCTTTTAAGGAATGGCTTCAGTCTTGTATTGAGGCGGAGTACAAAACATTGAGGAAGTCGGTAATTCCTGCGGATATCTATAGGGCACAGGGCGCTATAGATGCCTTGGAGAAAATTGCCGCCATCGAAGAGGAATTAGATGGCCATCGTAGGGCTATAAATGATGGTACTTTTAAGCACGGTGTCTCTGGGCCGGAGCCTGGTACAAGGCAAGGTATGATTGGTGGATTGTCCGAAACCATTGTTAAGGATTAGGAGGAACCAACATGGCATGGTTTAGTAAAGATGGATTAGATGTTCCGGAGGAGTTAAAGGGTAAGAGCCCAGATGAGATTCTTGCGGCAGTTAAGGAAGGTGATTCCTTGAA